ACTCCTTAAATATTGAGGGGCTTTTCACACCCCTCTATTTTTAGTTGGCTACGGGGCTAATGATACATTCTACCAATTCGCCAACCGTTCCGGCTTCTAATGCTGTACCTACCACAGAAACACCCGCCGCGTCAACGGCATCAGCCGTCGCGCTTGATACGGTTACGGTTCGAGTCGCCTCAACATCACCTGTCAAAATCAAACTTACGGTTGCATAATTAACAGAACCAAGATTTACATCTGAAGTATTTGTCAAAAGCGTTACTGTGTTAATAGCGGCTCCGGCGGTCGATACTCCGATAATTCCAACTGGTTTTGTAGTTGTGTCATTTGCAACCATCGAGGGAATATCGCCGAACGCATTACTTGCACTCGTAGCAGTTACACCCGCACTCAATCCAGCGGCGGTGATAGTTACGATTTCAAGCCCGCCCGATGTCTCAGAAACTTCAATGTCTCCAACCGTCGCGGCACTCAATACGATACCGAGGATTTTTCCCCAATCGGTTACGGTCGAATTCACGTCAACGGTTCCGGTCAAGGTTACTACTTCGGTTACGAGTGTAGTAGCCGCGCCGTTCGCCGTTCCATATATCGTGACAGTTTGAGTAATATCAAGTGCCGAGGTGGATTTCACTGTTACTCCATCGTCAGCAGGTTGGTTAGTGAAGGCATCGCCTGTTATCGCCGCGTGCATATCGGTTTGGGTTGCAATCTGTTTAGCAATCCGTCCATCGTCTGTAGCTACAAGAATGTCTCCGGCGGTTATTGTCGAACCGCATAAAGCATCTCGGATTCCAAAACCAATTTGAACGGGTTTCGCGGTTACTACCGTCGCACCTAAATTCACGCCCATTACGGTTCCAGTACTTCGAGCGGTTGTTTCTTTTGCCAATCCTGCAGAGGTCACTGTCACTAATGAACCTTGCAAAATACCACCGTCCGAAACAAACTCTTTTGAGCTTAACGCTTCTATACTTTCAAGATAAGTTTTCATTCCGGGGCTTGCCCAAGATTCTGTTGCTATATCAAATGCCATTCTTTTACTCCTATTTTAATATTTCCCCTACTTTTTACAGTAGGGGATTATCTGTTTTACGCTGTTTTCAAGTTGGTTAATGAGGCGTGAAGTGCCTCATTGCCATAATCAAGTCCAAACACGGTTTGGATATGTCGTTTGACAGACGCACCACCACTTGCTACATCGAGAACTTTAACGTCGATTCCGCTTTGAGGATTATATACGTCAACTACTTGCCCGGGATAAGCCGGAGTAGGCAAGAATGAAGGCTTGATATACTTCAAATCGCCAACTACTAACGATCCGGCAGGCATTGTAGGCATATACACCACTCTGAAAACTCCTCTCGGTGTAATTATATTCTGAATATTAGTTCCACCCACGTTAGTAGACTGCATCGCGTAAGAATAAACATCATTGATAATAGTCTGTTCACGCGCACCGCAAAGAATCGCCGGAATCTCAAATTTAGCACCGTTTCCTAATGCTTTATTAAGCAGTGCGTCAAGCAATGCTTTGGTAAGGTCAACTGCACCAACATCCGTTGTGTTAGTGGTGATAACTTCTAAGAGTCCCGCAGTTTGACTTGAAACTGCGCTACCGCCATCTGCTACATAAGTACCGTTCAACATCGAATATTCAATGTCCATCTTAATTTGCCTTAATGCACTATTGACCTGAAAATCTAACTCATTCATGGGTGTACTCGTTCCGTCTGCATTCGCGCCCTCGCGTTCATGCGTTGAAGCCATTTTAACATCTGTCACCTGTACGGACTGAGCCATAATCTGCATTACATTTGTAATCTGTGAACGGGTGTAATCAGTCGACGCAATCGATGCACCTGAATCCACTTCTGTTACAGCATTTTGAGCCGCGACGGCTGGGGTTACTAATACTGACATGGGAATTGTCATTGAGTTTCTTCTTTGTATATTCCCAGATGTCAAATCAAATAAAGGCGTTGCAGAGTTGTAAAGCCCGCCGCCTATTTCTATAAGTTCGCCTAAATAATTCGCTATATCACGTGTTACCATTTACTTCTCTCCTATTTTTTATCTTCTGCTTCTCGTATTCTTTCTTGTCGTATCTGTGCCATTATTGCCACCTTCTTGTCGCCGTTACTCTCGGCATCATATTGTTTTTCAAGGTCTGCAAGGTTTGAAACGGGTGGTGTAGGTTTGCTTGGGTTTGGAGTGCCACCGCTTCCTTTTATGCGTTCCTCTACTTGTGCTTTTATCGCTTTTTCATTTATGACTTTCAAAGCATTGACTTTAGCTTCAATTACAGCCTCCGAATCGCCATTGACATAGCTCAAATAATCATCTGAAATGCCCGCCGCTTTTAACTTCGTGCGTGCTATATCTGATAGATTAGATTTCGATAATTGAGTTTCCATGTTTGTAATCTTTTGAGTAAGTTCGGCAATCGCGGCGGCTTTCGCTTCCTCGGTTGTCATCTTATTCTTTTTCGTAGCTTCAAGTTCGGCTTGCAATTCTGAAACTTTCTTATCAGAACCGGATTGACTGTTTTTAATAGTCTCATTCTCTTTTGTCAGCTTTTCAAGTTGTGCTTTCAATTCGTCACTACCACCGCCCGCAGGGGGGGCTTTAGTCTTGAGTAATTCAAGCTCTGCTTTTGTGTCGTCAAATGCTTTCTGTTCTTCTGCTGTCATTTTTATACTCCTTTAGCGTTTATCCCTTTCGGTGTAACCGCTTATAATGTTTTTTTCCATTCTTTATAATTCAAATTTGATACTCTTACATTTTGTTTTTGTGCATCGCGTGCCACCCGTGTTTTCGGCTCGAATCCTTTAACCTCATGACCAAGTGAACATCGGCAATTTATATCTTGTTCAGGTATCCCAAACATCGACGGCGATTGAGCTTGCATTCCGTCTATTACAAAATATTCCTCAGTCCCTACCGCTTTCCCATCCAGTTCGGCGTGTGTTTCGCGTGTCTTTTCGTCAAGCGATGCAATCCATGTTTTCTTAATATCGACTCCGTTTGTATCCGCATCATACAGGCTTTTCAATTCGCCGACGCTTTGAGCGCGTGCGCTTTCAGTCCGTGCTACTCGAATAGCTTTGATATAGTCACCACCGAAAGTATCAACAAGCCCTTTAGCCATTTTTTTAGGCGCGTAACCTTGCATAATTCCTTGTGTTACCGTTTGACGAACTTTGAGTTGTATTTCGGCGGCTCTTTTTGTCAACGTTTCATTGAGTGTAAGCCCCCCGACTGGCAAGTTCATAGCGGCGGTGATAGTGTCAGGATTAATTAAATCAAAACCTGATAGAGTATTCAAACTTTTATCAATGCTATATGCAAGCCGATACAAGGCTTCTCTATAAGCTTCTCGGAATAGTCCACGCAATGAAACGCTTTTATCTTTTGTCATTGATTTCAATATTTTATGAAGATTATTATACAGCTTGTCAAGTCGGCTAAACTTTTGCATTTCCAACATTGAGAGCTTGCCATCAACTGAATACTTACGATATATTTTAGCCATCTCAGAATTAACTTTTTTAAGTCCGATTTCGTATTGTGTTTTAATTTCTTCAAGTGTCGATTTCGTCAAGGCTTTTGTTCTTATCGTGTTAGCCTTCAATCGTTTCTTCCTCCGGTGTTTCTTCAAACATACTTAATTCGAGTGCTTTGCTTTCTTCAATCTCCCGAGCGGTCTTGTCGGGGTCTGTTATGAATGATAATAGCTTCAATGAGTCAGCAAGTGGCAAAAACCCGATAGTCTTAACGAAGTTTTCTATTTCTTCTTTCAGGTTCGTAGCTTCCATTAAGTTGAAACTAAATTCTAAAGCGTAAGCATCGAAGCCCTTGTTTTGTTTCGCATAGAATGAAGCAATTAGTTCAAACTCTCTATAAAATCCCCTCGTTAGTTTTCGCATCTGAACATTGGCATCGCAAGCAAATGATTGCATTTTGTAAGACAACGCAACGCCGCTTGAATTATTCGAGAAGCTGTCATCTGTCATATTTGGAGTTGACGATAGTGAATAGATTTCCTTTTCATTCGTTTCAAACGCAAATTTGTAAAATTCAGGATTGATTTCCTTAATAAGCCATTCAAATTTTGTATTTGTATCACCTGCTAAAATAACTTTGCTACTTAATACATTTTGTTTCGTCTGCTGTTTTTCGGCTTCGTCACGCGGTTCCGGTATCCCGGCAATAGTCAGTTGAGCCATATGAGCGGCTTCAATTTCGCTCGATACATCCGAAAGAAGTTTGTTATTCGCATCAATCAGCGATATAACCTTTTCAAACCTCCCCATAACTTCCGCATTAATCGGGTATCCAATGACCGGGCATCCGTCAAATCCATGCGGTGTATTTTCAATCTCGATATAATCATTGTCATCTTTGACATACTGAATGAATGTAGTTCCCGTGTAATATTCCAAAACGGTTTTCTGTTTGACTTCGTTGCCGTCTACTTCACTGATTTCATAATGCCTTAACGCCGCGTCCGGCCGTGTATAATCAGCTCCGAAAAGGATTATTTCAAACGGATATACGGCAATCTCTTTTACATCGAGTGAATCTTTTGGGGAATATAGTATTTTCACACCGTATCCGCAAGCGTTCGCGTGGGTTGCCATATCGCTATTCACATCGTCCCAAGACGCTTTGAGCTTGAAATTCGTGATTAAGTCATTTATGTTTTTATGCTCAGCATCTTCATAGGTTTCTTTCGATAGATTTGTAGTAACCGGATTACCCAAAATGTAACCCACCATAGTTTTTACAATCGCCGATTCATAGGGCGCGGATACTTTATTGTTTACAATCGTCGGGTCTGTATCGGTTACTAATTGCCCAAACTGCATCTTCTGAATAGTCCGGTTGTCAATCGGTGTTTTACCTAAGTATCTTTCGTACATCGTCTTTCTTTTTTCGCTATCCTCAATAGAGACGGATTGAGTCATCACTTCATAGAGCGTTTCGGCGGTTGCGTTTTCAAGTGCCTTGATTCCGTTAGCTGTTATTTCAATCTTATCTAATAATTCGTTTGTGCTTAAAATCATTTAAAAAAATCCTAATGTGTTTTTTGGCTTCCCGTGGGAATTAGTATATATTGCGTATCGTTTCGCGTCCATCGTGTGGTCATTGAACTTGACAGGTTTCCCGTATATTGCATTTCCATTTCCGTCGCGTTTCCATTCGTAAGAACTTATTTCAGATTTCGTAACAGGGCAAGCGTCCGGGTCGATCATAAGGTGTACACTAATACAAAACTCAATACCTTTTTCTACGCTTCCGGCGGTCTTGTCGGCTGGTACAGCATCAAATCCGGCTTGATAAAATTCTTCTATCTTGTCAGGGTCTGCACCATCACAAAAAACCCGTAATTGACGTTTGAAAGCATCGCCATATTTCTCAATCCCTCTATCGACGAACTCAATAAATTGTGCTGTAATACACTTATTTTTAACAAACTCGTCAAATATATAGTAATCCTCAGATATTCTACCAATTAGCAAAAAAGCATAAGGTGATTGCCCACCACGCCCGAAATCACAACCAGCGATAATTTCATCAAACTCTTTGAGCGGGTCAATATCTTTCATAGATTTAAATTCATAATCGGAATAGATGACATCGCCGCCTGCTACCCACAGCCCTTCAATTCCTCGTTTGTAGGCAATAGAATTTTTCGGTAAAGCCGCCATAGTTTGCTCTATGTATTCGATAGGTAATTTTTCATTATCAGTAAATGCAAAGTGAGTTACTACTTTATCAATCTCATCATTTTCCATGAAGTCTTTCTTAATGAAATGGTCGGGGTGGTCGGGGTTGGTATCCCAAAAGAATCGCGCAACTGAATTACCATAATCGTCCGCGCCGCTCATTCTTGTGACTATTTCCCGAATTGCTTGCGGGTGGTGTAAAGTCAACTCATTTCCATAATGCCCATATAGTGTGATTCCTCTGATTTTCTTTTGAGCGTCTATATTTCCGCATCCTGTACAGATTACTTTATTGCCGAAAAGATTAAAATAGTTGTGCTGTGAATTGACGCTTGATGTATCTATACCTAAGCCTTGAAAGTCATCTAACACGTTGTTTCTTAGAGTGTTAAGAGTGTTGCCAGTCATTAACAAATGTTTGCCTCGGATTCCAAGTTTTTCAAGCCTCTTGGCGTGATTAATGAAAAGTAGATTATTAATGAATGTTTTACCGGAACGAACCGCGCCCTCGAGTATAGTGTAGCGCGGTTTATATTTATTGTCATGTTTCAAGACTTGAATCTGTTTAGCTGTTAATTGCTTTTCGATTGAATTGGCAGTATAGTTTCTCATTCGTCTCCTTCAATACCTATTTTCATTGCGCTTTCGGCGAACATATCAAGCTCAGTCTTATTAATTTGTATACTATGTTTATCTGTCATCCCAGCTTTATTTTTCAAATAGAATATTTGCGCTCCTACGTTAGGAGCTATTTCTTTAGTTATTTTCTTTACCCGTTTCTTTCCATCAACCGATTGTTCAATAGTTGTTTCAGTAATAATGCAGTTTCCCAGTGCCATATCGATATATTTATTATACACTTTTTTCAAACATAATTCCTCGCCCTTTTGTATAGCGTCTAAAAAGTCAAAATTTTCTTTCATGTACGTATAGAACGACTGTTTACTTATACCAATATTATTAGCAATAGATTCCCTTGTGCATCCTTTTTCTGCTTCAATTTTAGCCTTTTCTATTAGCTCAGGTGTACATTTGCTTTTAGCCATTCCAACCACCGATAGACAAATAATCCATATCTGATTCTTTGTCTAATAATTCTATTTTAGTACAAGCTCTTAAATCATGTTTTATATAAAATTCTTTTTTTGCACTTCTTAAAATATTCACCGCTTTCTCAACAAAAGATTGCCAATCTATTTTTTTTGCTTCTTTGCTATGATTCCATTTCCCTATCTTATAAGCATCTACATAATCAAGAGTAGACACTATCAATTCTAATGATTGCTCAGAATTAATAACAGGTTCAAAACTTGCCCATGTATTTATCCCATTCTCATGTAAAATTTCCAAAGTTTTTAACCTATCGCTCGGTAGTGAGGCATTTTTTTCAATTTCATTATAACTTGTGAATGTAAGAGTAGCACCTACTTTTATATTATTTCCAAACTTTTTAAAAATATCTAAATCTTGAAGACAACGACTTCCGCCCTTTGTCAAAACAGCCACAGGGAATTTGTTTTTATACAAAATATTCAACGCTTCTCTTGTTGCCTTTATAGATTCATTATGATGACAATATGGGTCCCCTGTAAAAGATAATAATACTTGACTTTTTTCATTTTTCCATTTTTTAGCACCTTTTTCAAGTTCATTTAATATATTTTTTCTTAAAGAAACATCTGAATGCACATAATTTTTATTAAACCTTTTGAACATAGGCTCAACGTAACAATAAGTACATCCATGATCACAACCAGAATATAAATTTAGCGCTAACGGTGAATATTCCCTTGCCTTTCCTTGCGGCATATAAATAGTAGTCACTTTTGCCTCCTTTTTTTGCCTCTATGACTTAACAATACAAATATAATGTTTATTATCTTTTCCCCTATATATTATATCATTTATTCCTAATAGTTTCAAATAATTTTTAAATTTTTCAATACCATTTCTAACAAATAATGTGGGTATTTTGCTAATCATTTTTTTTGTATACCCCAATTTTATTAACATTTCATTCGGAAGTCTTCCCATATTACTCTGAATGAAAGTAATAAAAATCAAGCCTTTTTCATACTTATCAAGAATAATTTTTAACTGTTTACAGGGAACACCATAAGCATCTAAATCTATTACATCGTATTGATTTAAATCCATTGACATTAAATATTTTATATTGTCGCCCTTCATGTACATTTTTTTCTTATAATTTTTAATTTCTATGCTATCAATATCTATTTTATTTTCAAATCTTTTTTTTATTTCATCCCATATTCTACCAGTTCCAGAATAACAATCAAGTACTTTTATGTCTTTTTCAGGCAAATTATTCAATCTTAAAAATACTTTATCTGCAAAATATGAATTATCAGTTTGCACCTTGTTCATATTCAACCCCCTGTATTTTTATTACTTCGGATAAAATATCTTTTACTTTATTAAATTTGTCCGGCGAAAATGAAAGTAAAATATGAATTTTATTATAAGGATTTATACTTATTTTTTCTTCTTCAAGTAATTCTTCTAATTCTATTTTTTCAAAAAATCCTTTATCTAATACACCTAAATCAATAAAATCTATTTCAGATAATATTTTTTCTATCTTTGTTTCATCCCACTCACTCAATTCATTCAATCTATTATCAACAATCCTATATAATTCTATTTGATGCTCAGTAAAATTATTTATTTTAATAGTTGGCATTTCACTTAATTTTAATTCAATCGCCGCTTCATATCTCCCATGCCCTGCTATTATATTATCATTTTTATCAATAATTATAGGATTTATAAATCCAAATTCTTTTATAGAATTTGATATTAATTTTATTTGCTCATCACTATGTACACGTGGATTGTTTTTAAAACATTTTATTTCTTCGATAGGCTTATAAACTATATTGTTTTTCATTCTATCCGTCCTTTACACGTATACTACATTTCTATTTACTAATCCACACAGTGTATCACAATTGTTTAAATAAGTCAAGTTTACATTCTATTATACAGTTGAAATGCAAACAATCCTAAATTTATTTACTAATATTTCTTTTTCTTTCGGGTTACCCATTACTACTTTCAACATTTTCAAGCCCCCTGTTGAATCCGAAAATCTTTGTAGCCGCTTCGTATATTTCAAGTGTTATTTCAGTAATATCGAGCGCGTAGACTATTTCGCCACTTTCTTTAATCCGATTTACAAAAAAGTCAATATCCTCAGTATAAAGGCTTGTCCTGATGCGATTGTCTTTATTGTATTTTTCATAGCTTACTTTATAATACTTTTTCATTCTCAACTCCTTATCAACATCCGACTATTTTGGTAATAGCGTTTTAACAGTTCCTTTTTCTTCTTTTGTTAATTCTGAAATAGTAATATCACCTATAGAATGTTTTTTAATAAATTTCACTGCCTCATTTAAATTATCAGTATAAGCAAATCTTTTTCTATGCGTACCATTTTGATAATCATTATACTCTAATTTATAGTAAACTTTTTCTGTCATTCCATTCTCCTTTTTCAACTCAGCAATAGATACAACTGCCAAAACCCCGTTTCCAAGCCCTGATATTATAAATAGACAACAAACAATGTAACGAAAATATTTTCCAAGCACAAATGTTTTGCAATCAACTACCAATAATATCACTGTCGCTATAAAAATACAGAAAAATATACATAAAAGCATCACCAACTCCTTAAATCAATTCAAACCTATTTACGCCGTCTGCCTACTTTTGCTTTCATTTCAACCTCCTATACCTATACATCATAACAAATTTTAACCCATTTATATACGCTAAAATCATCAATCATTATTATGTAATCAACCCCTTTCGGCTTCCATATTTTATCAGTTTCAAAGTCTTTAAGGCTTATCCGGTCAATCACTTTTTTTTCTTTATCTCGATTGTACTGAATCCATTCATAAAATACTTCAAGTTTAGCGTCTTTACCCATGACAATAACGTTTAAAATTCCATCGTCCTGATTGAAACTTAAAGCCTCATTCGAGTTTTTTTTCCTTACTATTCTGAACTGGTTAGGAGTACTATAATATTTCTTTAACTTTTGATAATTTTCATCTGATATATACCCAACGCAATTCTCAGTTGTAAAACCAAAATTTTTTGAAGCCCAACTGTAAGCTGTTTGTTTTGTTATTTCGTGTTTTCTTGCGAAGTCTTTTATATTCAGTTGCATTCTTTACCTCCGTTTGAACTATCCGGTATCCCCGACTTATTTAAAAAAAAGAAAGTGTCGGCTTCCTTATCGAATTTTTTTACTGAACCCTTTTTAAAACGACACTTAATAGACCGCCATCTATTTAACCAATTAATATGCACAATTCAAAGTTACATCCTTAGAATTTTCTATAAAGTTTTCTACTCTACTGTGTAAATAATCAACTTTGCTTTTTAGTTCTAAAATCTCAATAGAACATTGATTAGAACGTGGAATTGACAAATCTATCATCATGTTTAATATAGCTGTTTCTATCATTAAAGCATTTGTAATGTCACTAATTGATATAACATCATAATTCGATAAAACATTAACAACACTTATTATGGATGTTTCTTTCATTTCTGATAATGATTCCATGATTACGCTCCTTTACTGAACCCTTTTTAAAACGACACCTAATAGCCCGACAACTATTTAACAGATTGACAATCCGGAAAGGGTAGGATTTGAACCCACGGAGCTTTTACACCCTCTAATTTTCAAGACTAGCGCAATAAACCAGACTCTGCCATACTTCCTAACTGAAATACTCTATAAGATTATATAAGACTATATATAAGTAAAGCACTTT